CCAGTCATGAACTGAGTCGCGAAGTCGCTGGCCTTCTCCATCCCGGTCTGTGGAGTCGGCAACCCTGCGGCAGACATGGCCGCGTTCTGCTGCTCGCCGGCCATCGGTACAAGTCCGGTTCGATGCTCCTTCTTGCCGTTGATCGTCACGTCGTATCCACCGGGATAGAACGCGCGCGTGGCTAGATTGCTGATCGTCGCCGGGATGTCGTGAACCATGTTCGGCATCGACGCCACGGCGTTATAGATCGAGCGAGCGCCGAGCCCCGCATCGCGTTTCAACTGCTGCCCCATAGTTCGCTGAGCGGGCGCGGGGGATGCTTGTTGGCGACGCGCCAGCTCCCGACGAGCGAGTTCCGCAATCGCGGCCTTCCTGACTTCCTCCCCGTTACTTGCCACCGGCCAACCTCTTGAGTTCTTCGTCGCTCATGTTCTGAAAATCAGGGAGATCGGTGCTCGTCGAAGTGCCCCCGGCTTCGCTCTTGTAGGTCTGCTGTAGGCGGCGAATCGTTTGGATGGCCGCCTTCTTGTTTTCCCTCGGAACCGTGGGGTCGCCGAGCTGGCCAGCCGCCTCGCGGTAAAGCTGCACGTCACGGTCTGACTGCAGACCTTCCATGCGTGGCTGGTTGAGCATGATCGCCGCTTGTAGCGGGAGTAGCTGCGCGGTTGCCTGGGCTCCACTTGTGGAGACGCCGAAGAATGCCGCGAGCTTGTCTCGCCCCGCGCCGGTTCCGCTTCCGGTGGCCTCATCAATCAACGGCTCTGCAATGTCTAGAATTTCACTGATGCCGTTGGCCTTACGCGCGCGGCTCAGAATCGCGCCCTCGGCCGTTCCGACCGCACCACCGCGCGCGGCTGCGAGTGCTTCCTGCCCTTTCCTCGTGGCTGCCGCTTGCGTCGCCGACTCGTCGCTAATGACCGGCGTCGATGTGCGATTGATCGGATCGACTACGGCAGAGCCGCCGCCCGCTGTCTCGACAACGCGACCTGGAGCGAAGCGCACCAGCGCTGACGGATCGCCCGTTTGCTGAAACTCCGCCCAAGAAGCGGGCGTGTAGTCACCGGGATTGTATTTGCCGTAGGCATTGAACCGCGGCTTAAGCGCCCTGTAGTTGGCGCCACCGCTGTCAACGAAGTCCTGCACGCTACTAGGCTCGTAGTCTCCGGGCTGGATTAGCCCCACGAGCTTTCCAGCTCCCGGCGCCATGCCATTGATCTGCGATTCGGCGAACGCTTGAGCTGTCGGGTCACCCGGTAGACCCCCAGATATAATGAGTGCCGCGCGACGTGCTGCCTCGCCCTGTGGGCCACCCTGCCCCATGCGCGACAAAGCGCCCGCTAATGCCGACTGACGACCGGAAGTGAGGTCTGCGGATTGTTGCGCCGAGCGCGCCTGACTGCCAGCCAGAAGCCCCTGTAGGATCTTGTTCGCCACTCCCGATCCCGACACCAAGCCCTGAGGGCTCTGCATCGACTGAGCCAGAAGTTGCTGAGCGAGGACCGACTGCGTAACGGGGTTGAGCGACATCCCGCCCTGGGGGCGAGAGAGCATGTTGCCCAAGCGATTGAAGAATCCAGCCATTAGCTCTTACCCCCAATCTTGATGGGAGAGAACAACCCTGCGGCAGTCCCGAGGAGGTCTCCAAACTCGCCCTTGGCCTGTCTCGCTGTCGCTGAGCGTTGATTGAAGGCGTTCTGCTGCGAGGCTTGGTTCAGAGCGAACGCATCTCCTACGCCAACCTGCGAAGGCGCGAAGAAGTTGTTGAGGCCCGGAACCTGTGTTTGTTGCAAGCCGAGAAGCGACGCGAGTTCGTTGAACTGCCCGCCGCGGAGTTGCTGCTGCTCGCCCAACAGTTGACCTCGAATCCCAGCGGCGTTCTGTAACTGCTGCTGCGCGAATTGGTTTTGCAGGGACGATAGTCCAAGCTGATCCGACAACGCGCGCGAGGCTTCCTGACCACCGAAGAGGACCGCATCTCGCGCGAGATTGCCGAACGCATCGCCGCGACGTTGGTTGAATTGGCCCATCTCGGAATCGAACGCGGCGCCGCCCGACTGAAGGCCCTGGTTCGCGAGGGTCTGTCGCAACCGCTCCTCGTCTCGACCAAATTGCTCGTTGAGTAGTCCCGCCGAGCGATCGAAGAAAGCGCGCTCGACATCCCCGCGAAACGCATCGGCGTTTTGTGGTAGTTGCGGAGCAGTCGGCATGTTGAGCGCCGGGAATCCCGCCGTGCTCATCGGAGAATTGACGAGGTTCCCGATGCCTGGGATGGCCTGGCTCGCGAGACCGCCCAAAGCCGCATCGTTCGCTACGCCCTGGTTGAAGAGTTGTTGTAGCTCGGGAGAGAGAGTGAGGTTGGCGGTGTTGCGATTGGGACCGGAGAAGGTGAGTGAGCCAAAAGGAGTGTTCTGATCGATTCTGTTGAATTCGGCTTCTGTCTGCGCGATTAAGCGCGGATCAGGTGCCGGCGGTGGAGCCGGCTGACGCTTCGATCCCATTAGCTTTCCTCACATATGGCGTGACGTACTTCGCCATGTAGTCCTTCCGTGTGATGCCATAGAGCAAAACCGTTTCTAGGTTCTGCCCCGCGTCCCTCAGTCGTCCCTCGAGCTTGAACCCCAACCCATCGTTCAATCGGCGTGCGCGCTTGTTGCCCTTCCGAACGAAGGACGTGACACGCTGGCACTTGAGCTGCATGAACGGATAGGCGAGAAGCGATTGGATCGTCTGCCTCGTAGCCCATCGCGGAGAATCGGCAGCGATCGTCACTTCGATCGACGTGTCGCGAAAGTTGTCCCAGCAGACAACCGCGATGAGCTTGCCTTCGCGCTCAACCCCAACGCAGATCGTGAACGGACCCGATTTGTATTCCGAAACTCTCTGCTCTACCCACGCTTTGAGTCCGTCGTTCTCCGGTATGGAGCGGGGATAGACGATCAAATCAGCTCCACCGCTTGCGGGACTTCAATCCGATAATCGGTGTGATGCCACGTCGCCGCAGCGGTCGCGGTCCCGCTTTGAATGAGTGACACGTTCTGGCCCGATCCGCTTCCGGTGAACCACTCTCGCGAGACAGCATGTGTGTCTGCCCAACTCGTCGTGTTCCACGGTGAGATATTCCAGAACGGAGAGCTCGAGTCGGTCGCCCCTTCTTGAAAGAAGGTGGCCACGTCATAGTCAAACGCCAACCCGCTGCCGAGAGTGAATGACCCCGACACACTCCAGAACGGGCGATAGTTCGATACGGTCTTGTTGCCTTCGTTGTTGAAGTCCGTGAAGGCTTGCTGGCACGCCCACTCAATCGCCGTCCCATTGTCGTCGCCGTCTCGGACTCTGAATATCTTCGCGTTCCGCCCACCGAAGTAGAGCTCGCCGTTGTACTTCGCCCAACAGTTCGCCGGATACGTCAGTCGTGTCGGCCCGCCAGTCCTCAAGTTCGTTACGTGCTGCTCTCTGTTTGATCCGTAGGGGACGTTTACGATTCTCCATCCTAGTTCCGCGTCAAAGAAAACCTGCCAGTTGTCACTTTGGTCTCTTGCCACCGCGTCTCGAGCAGCGCCCGAGAGTTTCGACGGAGTGCCGACACCCTCTGTTAGAAGATCGTCGGGAAGAATGTTGTAGTCCTGGTCCGTGACCACGTGGAGCTTGCCGCCAAACTGCGTGCTCGTCAGAACGCGGCCGAGCTTGTACCGACCGACTAGCGACCAATCCGATGCGTCTCCCGGATTCGATCCGGCGTAAGCGATGACCTCGCCCGTATCCAGGAACAGCACAAAGAAGTCATCGGGACCGGCGCCGCCATCTCTTGTCCAAGAGTTGATGTCGATGACGTTGCCGGAGGTCGACGCTACGCGATCAATCGCAAAGCGAGTGAGCGTGCCGCCCAACGCATTGACGGCCGTGTACCAAAACGCGGGCTCCGTCCCCGTCGCGTAGTACGCCCGAGACTTGTAGATATGAATGTGCTTCAGCGCTTCTGGATTCGGCGTGCCACCGCTGATCGGTAAGTCTCTAACCGTCGTTCCATTGCCCGGTGTGTAGGTCAACTCTTGGGGTTGATCCGCGCCATTCACTAGCGCCATCCGCCCCGACATCACGCCCGCGCGCCAACGAGAGCCGACATAGCCAGTTTTGATCGTGACTACCGAAGAAGTCGATGCGTCGAAGAGGCTATGGCTCGCCGCAGAAACCGGAGCGGCCGCGATCAATCGATCGCCGTACTGCGTTTTCCAAGAGATCAGCGCGTTGGTCCAGTAGTTCGATACAACTAGTTGGACGTGCTGCGTGTACCCCGGTCGGATCTCCACTCCGTTGATGTCGGGAATGAGGTTGTTAAGGATCACCGCATCCCTCGGTGACATATCCGCCAAAGGGTCGCGTGTATTCCATCCCCCAATTGGGGCGCCGACCTTAGGCACCGAAATTCGACTCGCCTACGTTCGCGCCCGGAGTCCATTCCTCCACTGGGCCTAAAATGCGGAGCGTCCTTGCCCCGCCATCTAGAGCCTTGCGCTTGTCGAGTTCCTGTAGGTACTCGGAGCGGTCGGGCTCATAGATTCGATTGGCCGCACGAAGAAGCCGCCACTTCAAGCCGAGCTCGAACACGTAATCATCAAGAAGAAGAACGTCGGTATCGGCCTTGAACTCCGATTGCCTCTGCCCGCCCGCCGATTGGCACCAACCGTTCGAGGCATAGAAGAACGTCAAATCCTCGCTCGAGGTCGGAACCGGACGAACAAAAAGGCGGGAGTTGTTACCGTCTGCACGGATCTGGAAACGGTCATCGACCGTCGTGGCGACTACTCCAGATAAGTCTTCCTGCCAGCCTTCGTCTGACACCGGGCCGAATAGGCGTTGCGATGTCGTGTCGTTCCATTCCGTGTTATGGATGAAGCGATCGAAGTCAGACGGGAGAGAGTAGGAATCGGCAGACGAAACCGTTGTGATTGTGTTTCGCTTTATCAGGATGCGCCAGTTGTGCTTCGCAATGCTCTTGCCGGTTCGATTGGCCAAAGCCAATCCGAGCTTGGCAGTCTGATTCGTGCTCCCAACTACCGCGTCTAACGCCCCTAGCCCGATCTCGGGCAGGACGTTGTTAAGCAACTGCTTGAGCGTCGCCATCAGATTTCGGCGGCCGTCCGCGCCGCTTCGTTGCTACCGGAACCACCACCGCAGGGTCTTTCCCCTGATCCCTCAGCTTCTCCTTGAGAAGTGCGTTCTCCTTTTCGAGATACGTGATTCGGTCGCGGAGCTCGCCCACGAAGCCGTGCCGATTCTTCGCGTCCAGCCAGTCCTTCGCCCGGTACTTGAACGTGATGAGCTGCGCCCGTTGCAATCGTTCGTCGGACACCTCGGCTAGCTGCTCGAGCGTGAAGATCCGCTCAGCCTTGCACGCCGCTACATCGGCGGGAGTCGCAAAAGCACACTGAGCAATCGGCGTTCCATCCGGTGGCGCCGCCTCGCCTTTCTTGAAGGCTTCATATCGATCCCGGAACCGAGCCCTGTCGCTCTCCGTGACCGGTCGAACAACCTCATCGTTCCGGCCGAGCCAAATGCGGATCATCTCAACGTTCTTATGATCTCCGTTCGGCTGCTTAACTGCCGCATACTCGAACGTGACCAACAGAGCCCTGTCCGGGTCGGACTTGCCCTGCTGGTATGCCTTGTAATCAAAACCACCATCGTCAGACATAGTTCGCAATCCTCGTGATCTTCAAACAGTCGCGCCTCTCGACTTCATGCAAATGCGACTTCCACTCGCTCGCGTAGTCGCAGTTTCGGTAGTGCTCAAAACCGGGCATTCCCAAAGTAAAGTGGACCAGCTTCGCGTCCTTGTTGTGGGCGTACTCGCCCACCAACCAGTTCCACTCAAGGGGAATCGAGCCGATTTCCAGATCGCTCAACCACGAGAAGCGATGCAGCGCCGCCCCGCCTGCTCTCGCGGCGAAGTCGCGCTTGATTAGCCGATTGCTCGGGTGCCCGCAGTTCCACATGACCATGGAACTCCAGTTCTTTCGTGGGTAGTCCTGGTTCTTCGCCTCCATCGCCGTCCCGATCGACTTATAGGCGTGCCGGGTCTTGTAGTCGTGTTGGCAAACCATCACCGCCTTTGAGTCGTCTCGAAGCGACCAGAGTTCGTTGAGGTCCGCCCGGAGAAGCATGTCGGAATCGCAGTAGATCGCCCAACCGTCGAAGTTCATCAACTCGGGGACTAAGAACCGCGAGTAGATGAACGCGTTGGTTCCATCCTGCTGTCCGTCGAAGTCGCCCAGCATCGGAACGTGAAGGGGTAGGAACTGAACCGGGACGGAGGTCTTCTCCATCACCGACTGACATAAAACGTGATACGCGACGGACTCTCTCGGGTCGTAGCCAATGACTAAATTTATGCAGCCGGCTGAAACTGCCACGCAGCCTCCTTAGGAGTCTCGTGTTGGCTCAACCGCGGAACGTCGCGCATGTTGATCTGGACGATCTTCACGATCGACCCGTCTCGGGTCTTCTCTCCCTTAGGAAGTACCGTGTAGGGGATCTGGACGTTACACAGCACCGTCTGGGCCCCTACGTGCTGCGTCGGGCATTCGTAGTAGTAGTCATCCAGAAAGATCACGCCATCGCTCTTCATGAGCGGGATCACGCCGAGAAGATCGCTTTTGATCGTTCCTGTCGAATGACCGCCGTCGATAATCGCGACATCGACAAAGGGCTGCTTCCCTTTCGCGTACTCAATCAAGGTCTGCCGGGTGTTCCCCTTGATGAGCTCGCAGTTGTACGACTTTAAGAAATGCCGAACCTCTGCGAGCGTCTGACGCTTCTTCGCGTTGTGCTCGAGGTCGTCTAGCACCTCGTCGCCTTCCTCGAAGATGTCGAACCCAATGTACCTCTGAATCCCCTCGACGAAACACCGCACCGCGTTGTGCCCATTCCACGTGCCAATCTCGAGCAACGTGTGAGGCTTCTTCGATTCGATGTAGTCGTAGATCTGCTGGAAACGCACTTTTCACTCTCCTCCGAGCTGATAAAGGTCTAACTTCAACTTGCCCTTGTAGTGAGCCATGTAAGGGCCGAACACACTTCTAGCCATGACGTTTTCAAACCCCTCCCCATCGGGGGTGAGGTTCTTGCCCTTGCCTTCGCGAGCCGCGTCGAAGGCGTGACAATCCGTCCAGTAATCGAGAGACAGGATTCGCCCCTCGGTGTACATCTCCCGATATCGCTTCTCGAACCCGTCCCAATCGGGATGCTTCGGGTTGAAGCCAACCAACCCGGTTTCGGTGTAGGAGTTACGTCCTAGAAACGTGACCAACTCCTCTTGCTCGAGAAGCTCACGCGGGACCTTTTTGAAGATCGCCACATCGGCGTCGATCCACCAAAACGGCTCTCTGTCTTTCGCCGCATCCAGCTGCGCGAAGACCTTGTTAGAGAACCGCTTAACGTCCCAGAGAAATCCCTTGCGTTCCTCGATCTTCCGAGCAAGGAACTCGCGCCGATCGTCCATCGGATCGAGAGGCCGGAACTCGACCCCATCGAGGCTCGGAGGAGTTGGACCCTCGAAGTAGGCTCGGATCGAGCCCGGCCATAACTTGACCATCCGGGCGATGCACGTTCGCGCGTACACGTTCCATCCGAGCGGAGGGAAGGTGGTTACACCAAGCACTCGGCTGCCCCTTCCTTGTAGCGCTCACGGATGATCGTTTGAATCATCCCGCGGCCGTATCCCCTCACCGTGAAGGGATCGTCGGGTTTGTGTAGCGACTTCAGAAGTTCTTGAAACTCCGTCGCCTGGGATGCCATCGCTCGGTCAGC